GTTTTTCCCTCGCAGAGTTTCTCGATCAAAGTTTCTAGAGACAAATAAATTGAGTCGGTATCAATCGCAATGATATAGTCACTGTCTTCTGTCTTCATTGTTTTATTCATGAATGCGTTCAACTTATTAGCAATCCAACGAATAGACAATTGACCAGAAGTCGTAATACCTTCAGCCATACGAATATCAAAGTAACGGAAGTATTCATTACCCATCGCACCATAAGCAGAGTTCAGAGCAATCTTCATTGCCATCTGCAGATTGTTGAGGCGACTTATCTCTTTAACAAGTTGTTTGTTACTCTTATCGTTCTCATATTCCTGCTGAATCTTTAGCATCTGCTTCTTAAACTTGCTTCGGTCAGTATACATCTTCTCCATCATCTCAGGCATGAATCCCGTAGTCTCCCTAGCATAGCACCAACCATTAGCAGTCAACGCTAGATCTCTACGCTGTAGATATGAGGTATCAACTTCTTTGTTGAGAAGTTTATCAACTGTGCAAGATATTTTCTCATCAGTCAATGTTTCTGGGCTGATGTTATACTGCATAATCAAGTGAGGATACAGACTGTTCAAGTCAAATGAAGCAACCCATCTATGTCTACCAACTATCGGATCTTTAACAAATGCACCTTCAAACTGAGCACTCTTTGATCCGCCACTTTTCTTTAGAGGGATAACAATCTTTTTGTTACGTAAATGATTATAAATGATAGCATCCCACATACGAACTTGGGAGAACACATCTTCGAAGTTGATCTTAGCATTATACGCCATAGTATACAACAACTCAAGTAAACGCATCTTATCGTCTAACATCTCAACAAGTTCTACGTCATGTATGTTATACTCAACGAATTGTTCCCAGTAATTGTTATAGAAATCTCTGAAGTCAACGCCAGGATTTTCTTTCTTACGCTCACCTAGTTCTTGTTCTGCAATGTAATCCAACCTGTAAGATTCTTGTTTGGCGTAAGTAAATTTTTTATAGAGATCCAGATAATCAAGCTGAGCAATACCATGCAGGTCATAAGAAATTTCTTCATTGCCTTTAACATAAATGCTACGATGTTGTATCAAACCCCATGGGGATAGTTTAGATGCTATGCTGTCTCCAAGTTCTCTCTCGATTCTTCCAGCCAAATATGGAACGTCAAAGAAGGAGATGTTCCACCCAGTGATAACATCTGGATAGTTAGCCTGCCAAAAGTCCATAAACTTGGATAGAAGTTGACGCTCATTAGAACAGTGAACATATGTCACATCATCGCGTGTCTTACTATACTCTTTAGTTCCAAAAGTTATAACCTTCTTTGTTTTAGAATCTTTAATCGTGATGAGAAGGATCTCCTCATTGGTAGTTTTTACATCAGGAAATCCTTCTTCAGTACATGTCTCAATATCGAGATAGAATGTTCTAATCTGATCAACATCCCAGTTGATGTCATAGTCATATGTATCGCTAATATATTGAAAGACATAGTTGGTATTTCCATACAACCCAAAACCTTCTACGTCTTCATAACGTGTCACGAACTCTCTTGTTTCTTTTATCGTTCCAGGTTTAACTGAATCGACAACTTTACCGTCTAGAGTTTTCCATTCACTATCTGACTTCTTAGATGAAACATAAAGAGTTGGTGAGTACTCCAGTTTATATGAAAATGCTTTGCCATGTTCATAACCACGAACCAGCATTCTGTTCCCGTAAGGATATACGTTAGTGTAAAATTGCATTAAACCTGCTTTCCATACATAAGTTGCATCGCGTCAAGTGCGCAATCGTGGACGGGATGATGTTTGATGACTTCGTGTCTTTTGAATAACGGATGATCTACTTCTACATATCCGTTTGTAGTTCCATAAAGGAGATCAACTGCAGTTCTGACATCTCTCCACATATGGTATCCTGTAATTTCTTGCATGCCAACTTGCACACATAACGAATCAATCACAAGTTGATCAAGCGAACCTCGTGCCCACATAGTTTGCTTATCTGCGTTTGGAAACTTTGCCATATATTCATGCAATGTTTTAATTCCAGTTTTCATACTCACATCATCTCTGGAAGGATGCAGACTAACTTCTTTCACATAACGATGTTGTTCTTTCCACCAGTCAAATGTAGATTTACTAATGGTGCGCCCAGCATTAGTTTGTTCCTGTACATTAAACTTAACAAAGCACGCATCGCCAAGTAAGTCTTGGTATATTGGACGTTTCTCTGGATCGAAATGAATTATTGCTGCCGATAGAATGACAGCATTTGATTCTACACCAAGAGATTCTATATCAAATATGAACACTAAGGATTTCCTTGTTCTATTTCCTGCTCGTAATGTTGCTTAAGCAACATGTATTGTTTGATCAGATCAGAAGGCAACAACTTGGAGTTCTCTCTCCAAAATTTATCAAACTCATTGGCGAACTGTCTACTTAAACGAATCTCTTCATAGTAATAATGCTGTAACATATTCAACTCCGTAATGATAGTTTTTTTAATTCTTCCATTCTTTTATTCAAAGCAATCTGCACTTTTTTACACGCCTCAATAGAATCAAGACGTTTGATATTTGCCTGGGTCTGTATCCTACAAGACTTATATCCACCAGATGCCTCTTCCCAAGCGTATCCAAGTTTGTAACCAAACTTACTTTTGTGTTCTGAATGTAAGTATCGTTCGAATTTTAGTCGTTCAGACTCTTCTTCAATTATTATGCAGCGAACATAAACAGACTCAATATCAATTCCTTCTTCTCTAATAAAAACACCGCACATATGGTGTGTAACTTTATTATCTTTTCCTGCAGAAGTCCTCAAGTCACTTATTCGTTTTGGCATAAAACTAGACTCACCGATATAACATATATCCTTATGCACAAGTTGTTTTGGTTTTTTTAAAGATACTTGATATACACCTGGATATTTTCCATCAGAAAACTCCTTCCAGAAGTTTATGCATTTTTTGCTTATCTTAACATAACTACACGCAGATAAGATTTCTGTAAGTTTAACCCACTCGGTAACTTTATAGTTGGTTCTCATTTGATCACCTTCGATATGTCAGCGACATCTTTATCATCACGAATTTCTACAAAAATTGGAAGGAACAATGACTGCTCTCCTGTTTTATTCTTGATACGACTATTATACTTGATTGCCACAATTTTGTCAAGTAAATTTTCTTTCCAGAAAGTTTTACGGTGTTCGTCGCTAAAACCAGATCCGACTTTAACCTTTACAACTCCATCTGATGATTCGCATACAATCGCACCTAGCATTCCTGCAGCCTTGCCCGTTCCTTCTTCAACTGCAACAATCTTCAGATCGCACTCTAGTTCACCTTTGAATTTAATCTGATGCTTTACACGTTTGTCTTCCCAGACACCACGTTTGTCTTTGAGGATAATTCCTTCTTGACCAGAAGAAAGTAACTTTTGAAAGATAGTGTTAACCTGTTCAATGTCATCGACTACATAATTGTCTACAAGATCTATTTTCGTATAATGATTAGAGAACTTTGTCCAAAGTGTCTGCAAAGAATTCAATCTGGTTTCATAATGAGTTGGGCAGTGAGCATCAACAAAGTACAAATAAGGAATGACATCCCAGACAGTCGCATGAACCATGGCTGCTTCTTCTGGTTTGATTGTTCCCTTGTTTGCTTTGTTCAGAATACCATTGCCAGTTTGTCGATCTAGGATCTTTCCGTCTTTCTTTAGGATCAACTCTCCGTCGAACACGCAGTCAACGCCATTAGACAACGAAATGAATTCCTCATCTAGATTACCAAGCAACTGAATTTCTTTGCCATTGCGTGACCGATACTCAACGGAAGATCCGTTTTCGTTGTGGCGAACGACTGCGTTGAACCTCATACCATCCATTTTCAACTGGACGTATGCTGGGAACTGAACCTTGTCTATCAGTTTCTGTTCGAAGCCACTGCACAGCATCACTGGATACTCTTTGATCAAACCAAGCCATACCGTATTTGCGGTCGCGATTGACACTCCACATTTTAGATCCTTTTCAATAATACGTTCAATAACTTTAGCATCATCTTCGTTTAGTGCTTCTAGCATTGACGTCAGATGAGCAATCCCTGCATTACCAGTTACCAATCTAGCAGATAGATCATACAAAGAATCCAAAGCAAATTCTAATTTGATACCTGAACCAGAGTTAGGTGTGTACTTTGGAATCTTACGAATGTAAAAGTTTGTGAATGGATCAAGAGCCAGCTCAACAACTCTGCGTAGAGTTTGATTCTTACTATGCTGCTCCAGTTGTTCGATCTTAAAATTGCGAGAAGGATTCGCAGCAAGACTATCAAAAAAATTGTGCAAGTTCATTCCATATCCTTAATGTTTTTCTTCAACACTTGGAACTGCCTATATTTTTTGTCAATCCGAATAGGGTTTTTAAACATCTGAAATTGTTTAGGATCATTCCATTTGAAGTATCCATAAACTTTTGACATACTATCTGACATTAGATATGTATGATTGGGCTGATACGACTCAGCCCAGTTGGTTATTTCTTTGGCGAGAATCATGCAGCTTTCCTAAAGTAACCATAAGGAAGTCCGTTAAGATGGCAGAAATAATCCCAGTCGCCATCAGCATGGCTAGCGTCCATAATCCACCTGAGTGCAGTCTCACGATCACGCGCACCCATACAGATTGTGTTAGTAACATGCTGTTCGAACTTAGCAACTGCTTCTTTCTCAGCATCCTCTTGATCTTTGAGATTTTGCTCAATGACCTTAACACAAATCTCAATCTGTCGATTGAGTTCTTCGATAGACATCTCGTCGAAGTTCATGTGGCGGGGACGAATACCATGTGCATCTTTATACGCATCTGAAAGAATGCAACCTAACTTCTCACGTACCGTCAAATTTTCCCAATGTTTCATAACGTCTCCTTATTTAACACCAACGACTTTGCGGGGATAACCAGTAGCAAATCCTGAAGTTCCTCCAAGATATCCACGGGACGACTTAGCGCTCATGAAAGACTTGGGAGTTCTTTGGGGTTTATCTACTTTGATGACACCACCTTTACGCAGAAATGTCTTGAGTTCTTTTTCTGCTAAAGCACGGGATTCATTTTTGGTTCGCAGTTGCATGTTATAGATTACGTTCTTATTCAT